CCTAGTATAAAACTAGGTTTTTCATTATCGAGATTCGTTTAATTTCATGTGCTATTACTGATTTCCGAACTTTGATATGATCAACGCAAGACGTTACAGTTTATAGTACAAAGGTCGCCCTGTAGGGGAGATTTCAGGTATTACGTGTTTCCAGCGAATAGTAGGAAGGCTTTAGGCTTCACTTACCTTATTTTAACGTTATTGCGTATATTTCGGATGTCCACGGGCGTCGTTTCTCCGTAAAAGAAACTTAGCTATTACTAGTCATTTTAGCACCCCCTTTTTTGTTGATTTCTGAATATTTTGTAAAATTTCGCACCACCTATTTCATATTTTCCGGTGATGTGATTTCTTTCTAAGCCACCACACTTAATTGCTAAGTGCAGTGTGCTGGTTATTGGTAGTATTCGAAACTATCACTTGTGAGCTTGGCAACTCACATTTTACGTGCCCAGAGTAACGCTATATCTGTGCGTAACAGAATATACAAATTATGTCGTGTCAGTGTACTTCGGAGAGGATAGTACGGGTGTATAACTGCTCCACCAAAAATATATAAAAAACACTGGTCGAACATATATAAAATTACAATTCTAAAACCTAAAAATAGTGTTATCATCCCCCACCTGGAGAGGTGCCCCGAGGTTTAAAGACCCCAGGTATAATACTCACCTCAATCTCAATGATTTAAAACTTGAAATTCCACCCACTATGCAAAGTACAACTATTAAAACCCAGAACCGCTTAGTAACCGGATTGCGACCTACCAAGGTATTAACCAACCGCAAAGTGAGAGACAATGCTAAGAAACTAGGATTCCTCACTGAATCCGATTCCTCTATTGAGGAAGACTGGGACAAAGTTGCTACATCCTTGATTCTACAGCTCAAGTATGCTTTTGAGAATTTGAAGACTAAGCAAGCGAAGTTAACGCCCAAATTAACTAGAGACATCTTGGACCTGCGACCCAAGATAACCTCAGTTTTGAGGGTTTGTCCTTCTTTTTATGGTGAGTCTTTGCGTGTTACTGCTTCCAAGAAGCAAAGAGCCGCTTACATCAAAGCTTCTAGGGAGATGAAAAGAGCCTTAACTCTCGATTCTCTTGAAAGTGATTTTGATAATGTCAAGCTAGAAGCTCAGTCTGGAATCTTTTCCGGATTCCAGAAGATGGCCACGGGAATGTCGGCTTTAGCTGACGCTTCTGAAACTTTAATCCCTAATGTCAACAAACTTGCTGAGGCTTTAGACTTAGCATCTATCAACTGGACTCCGGAACAAACTGTTGCGTTGTCCCAGCTTCCCGCTCAAATTAAAGCAATATCCGAAGCTGCTACTTCCGCAGTCGGATTTGCATACAACGTTACTTTCGTAACTTCCGTTGTTGCTGCTGTTGCGGCTCTCCTTATGTATTCTGGATCTAAGAAGCTATCTCATTTAATGATAGCGGGCTTGTCCGGCGCTTTTGCCCTAGCTACCTGTCCTGCTGGCTTTAAGGCTCAGATATTTGGCTGGGTAACCTCTTTGGTTACTGCAGTCACTGGGGCTAATAAGCCAGAAGCTCAGTTTGGCTTGGACTCTATTAAGGATCTAGCATTTGCTGGTGTCGCCCTGTTAACAGGACTTCGAGCCAAATTCTCGCCGACAACAGCTATCCAAGCCTGTTGGGATTATTTTTCGAAGCATGCACTATTGGTTACTAGCTTTACTGCTACAATAACCGCTGTTTTGAAATGTGCTGAGTGGATTTGCAATAAATTTGCTTTAGTGCTAGGTTCAGAGAGGGTTTTTCATTTTTTAGAGTCATCCTCAGCCGATATTGACGAATGGTCTGTTAAAGTCGATAAGATTTGGAGACAGATAGCTCTCAAAACATATTCATTCACGATGACTACTTTTGAACAAGTGACCCAATTGTGTGTGGAAGGTTCCGAGATACTTAAGAAGCTACCTAGATCTCCTGAGAGTGTTGCGCTTTCTCATTTCGTGTCTCAGAAGCAGAGAAGATTAGAAGAGATACATAAACTCTTCGCTCAATCAAACTTTGTGGGTAGTGGTACGCGTCAAGAACCAGTTACCATAGTATTGCAAGGTCTCCCAGGATCTGGGAAAACAATTATGGCTACCTATTTGCACACCATCCTATGCGCTAGATGTTTGCCCTTAGACCAACTTGAAGAGTTTAAAAAGGCTCCTAGTTCTTTTATGTATAATAGGCAGTCAGAGAGTGATTTTCATGATGGATATCAAACGAAGAATTTCACTACTTTGCTGGATGATTTTATGCAGATCAAGGATGTGGCTGGGAAACCAGATAGTGAGGCCATGGGGTTCATTAGAATGAAGAATTCTTTTCCCATGCATTTGCATATGGCTTCTATGGAATCTAAAGCTAACACCTTCTTCCAATCTAAGTTTCTGATAGCAACGACGAATGACATGTCATTTGATGTTGAATCAATTATTAGTAAGGAGGCTATTTTGCGCCGTATGGATCTTGTGTATAAGATCGATTTCAATCCAGAGTACTGTAAGAAGCAAGGAAATGGACTTGTCTGGGATAAGGATAAGTTACCTAGAGATGAAAATGGTAAGACTATTTTCGTCCCAGAGCTCTGCAGGATTTCTAGGGTTACTCGCCACTTTAGTGATGGAACAGTACCTGGAGATAAAGATGAGGAGATCCTAACACCTTGCTCTTTTGATGAGTTAGTGGAGGCTAGTGTAGCTCAATTTGATATGGAGAGTGCTAGGTTTCAACAACGAACTTCGATGTTGGAAGCTTTAGCTTCTAACGTAGTCGCTCGGAGATTAGCGCAAGACAACAAGGTTTACAAATCTCTTCGCCTTTCAGATTTCTACCCCTGGGGTATTCCTCCCACTGATAAGTATTGGGATCAATACTCGTTTCCGAAAGATTATCCTGCGTGGTTAGTTAGATTTGACGAAATGCTGGAAGAGGAACTTCATAGGGGTAGGAATAAAAGTCTCGTTGAGCGGCTTAAAGAAGCTTTGTCAGAACATTACTTGTGTGACATGTTAGTCACACACACTTTGTCTTGCGTTGCTTACGCTATTTATAGGTGTGACAACGATTTTTCAAAATGGAAGGATCTCTCTCAGTGGGATGATCTTATCATGGAAGTAAGGGATTCTGGTGAGGAAATAGTTCTTCCGATAGTCGTTCCTGATTTGCCTGAGAGGCTTGAGGCTCCAGAGGGCAGAAAACTCGTTTCACGAATGCTCGACACTCTAAAACCTGAGAAGGGATCTCTTTACTCCACTTTGCTCAAGGTTGGGGCTGGAGTAGCGATTACCAGCGTTTTGTGGGTTGTCGGAGAAAAGATGTTTGCTGCTTTAGACAAGGCCAAAGAAGACGTTATTGACGCTGAACGAGAGTTGTCCCTTCTTAAGAGTAAGGTCGCTATGGATCATTCCACGACAGTGACACTCCCTAGCGACACTCCAGGAGAATACGTTCGAGTAAAAACTGATCCAGATATTCATTACAATCATTTTAAGAAAGACTATGAACCGAGCGTTTCACTGCAAGGATATCATATACCTATGTGGTTCTATAACCTTAAACATTTGATAAGAACCGCAACGAACCCGGAAGATGAAGATGATTCTCTCAACCTTCCGAGAGATCTTTGGACTGGCAACGACGTTCTAGACTCAATCGCCGCCAATGCACATTTGCATGCTATTCAAAAAGGTATTCAGTTTTCTGAGGATTATTTTGCGAAGTATCTAAATTCTTATGATTTCGATGAGTATATGGATAAGCAGTCGGTTTCTCCTTCGCTTATAACTATCTTTATTAAGGATTTGTACAACAAGTGGACTCGAGTGACATCTTGGTTCTCCGTTCAGAAAGACCTCCCCGAAGCCCAATCTTTCGGGCATTCTGACAGAATGAGGATAAAGATTGCCGCCGCTCGTGAGAAGTTATGTGGTAAGCCCATTGCGAAGACAGTTTCTTTGCCAGAAGCTCAGATGGGCATGCCTCATGGTAGCAATGCTCAAGCTAAAGTGAATGCGGTTATTCGTAGGAATACTTATGAGTTCTTAGTTGAAACAGTAGATGACGAATGGGATAGGTGCGGCTTTGTCACCTTTGTTGCCGGAAAAGTAGCCATACTTCCCGCACATTATGTAACAGCCTTACTTTCTCAAATAGTTGTAGATCCTTCACAAGTCTTTAAACGTATACGCCTAGTTAAGTGCAAAGCTGGCTTACAACTTCCCGAAAGACTTAGAGTATTTGAGTGTCAAAAAGGAGAAATGTTAGCCGGCTATAACTCACATATACCAGCGTTTACTCAAAGAGATTTAGCACTTGTGCGTTTCGACTCTTTTCCCAAGGATCACTCCCATATAGTTAAATATTGGGGGACCCAAAAGGATATAGATGAGATTAGAGACTGGAATTTTTCCTTGGAGATGCCTTTTAATGACAACCCTAAGAAGATCCAAGGCTCCGCTAAGTACTTTTCGCGCGCTCAGTCTATTGAATTCCAGTTTGGTTTGGGAGAAATAGTGCAAGGTTTCAGGTACACAGGGGCAACCACGAAAGGTGATTGCGGAGCTCTGTTTACCTTATTAACCAACTCTAACACGCGAGGGGTTATCTATGGACTACATTCTGCCGCTTTGGTAGAGGATGCTATATGTTTCGCCTCATGCGTTTCTAGGGAGGAACTTCAAGAGTGGTTATCTACTTACATAATTGATTGTGAGGATGATATAGATAATCCTATTTCTGTTATAGGGACTCCTCTTCTGGAACCGCAAATGCTTATTAGAACTCCGTTTATGGTGATGGAAGAAAGACCGGTAGATACGGCCTTATATGAGGGTCCTTCTCCCCTTGGAATAGACTCGTTTTCACTAGTTCCCTCACGATTTGATATCGTGGGAGTCTCTCCTCTCTCGTCGTATGCCTCTGGAAAGTCTCGGCTCCTACGCTCTCCGTTATACGGGGCGTGGGGTCCAGCAACTACGAGACCTTGCCATCTGCGTCCTTTTGTGAATGAAGAGGGTGAGCGAGTAGACCCCTACCAGTTAGCATTAAATAAATACGGAACTCCCTATTTGGTAGTTCCTGAAGATATGTTATCGTTGGCACGACGCGGCATGTTACAGTGGATGAGGCAAGTTATGCCCCGCAACTATAAAATACCCGTCTTCACGTTCCGTGAAGCGGTGGCAGGCCATCAAGCCTACCCCGAGTTTGGTTCTATGAACAGGAAATCCTCGATGGGTTATCCGTATACTTTAATGAAAGAGTTTAATGGAGGACGGAAAAAGATGTGGGGAGCGGATGGAGATTTTGATTTTACTACTCCACAATCACTTATCCTTGAGAAGTCTGTGGAGCACATTATACGCGATGCGAAACAAGGATATCGGGGCCTTCACGTTTTCATCGACTGTTTGAAGGATGAAAGAAGACCTCGTGAAAAGGTAGAGGCCGGGAAGACGAGGATGTTTTCAGCCGGTCCTTTAGATCTCTTGATTGCTATGCGAATGTATTATGCCCCTTTCGTTATAGCTTATGTTGCCAATAGGATTGATAACGGTTCAGCCGTAGGTATGAATCCTTATTCCTATGAATGGCAACAAATGGTTGACCATGTTTGCTCCGTGGCTGATCCGCGGGATCATGCTTTTGGAGCTGGGGATCAAAGTGCTATGGATGCCAATGAAAGAGCTCAGGTGATCAAAGTCCTGGGTGGTATTATTGAGGATTATTTGGAAGGTAGTCCTGACGAAAGGGCTATCCGTTCTATATTACTCATGGAACATTATAATTCTAAGCATCTCGTTGGAAATACGGTATACGAGATGGATAGTGGTATTCCGAGCGGTAGTTTCATGACAATGGTCATGAATTGTCTGTATAACCAGTTTGGCCTTAGGTATGCTTGGTTATTTAATCATGGAGCTACAGAAGAAGAAAATGGAAATTTTGATAAGAATGTCAGATCCATGATTCAGGGAGATGACAATTTCTATTCCGTTTCTCATAAGTATAGAGAAACGTTTACTGAGGCTTGCGTGGCCGATGGTATGGCAGCCATGGGCCTTATATATACTTCAGACGATAAGGGCCTTCCTAGAAACAGGCTTAGACCCTTGTCCGAAATCACTTTTCTAAAGAGGAAGATGGTGTGGGATCCTGTCCTGTTACGCCACTTAGCTCCTTTAGAGTTGCCAGTGGTTCTCGAAATACCATATTGGACTAAGAAAAAGGCCAATATGCAGACTGAGATCACGAAAACAAATGCACAACTATCTCTAGACGAGCTAGCTTTGCATGGTAAGGAAGTTTTTGACAAGCACGCCCCTCTAATGAGGACGGCTTGCCAAGAACGTCTTCAGTGGGTTCCAGCCCGCACTGAGTATGAGACTTGTAAAAGTTTCATCTTGGGTGCAGAGCTTATCTACTAAATACCAGGGTGCGGACCCAAAACCGGCTTCCCCAGCTAGGGGGATACTACCCTTAGGAAAGGTAGTATCAGGGTACTCATCAGGACCTTATTACAGATGCTCCTACTTGTCCTAAGCTTGAGTGTACTTAGGATTTTTGTTTTACACTTGCAACAACAAATCAAAATGTTATGCTGGAAGGTGCTGACCCGACCAGTATGATTACTCCAAGTCAGTCCCTGATAGTAACTAGCGAATCGGATAATACCCAATTCGCAGCGGATGGCACCGTGGTTACGAACTCTGCCATTGACACATATTTTGGGGACGAGCTTCTTAAGAATTCTTCAGATGGCGATGACGCCGATTTGGTCCAATTCTTAGAAAGACCGTTCTCTTATGTGTCTGGTTATCTAGCTACTACGGATACGGCTACCACTTTTTCGAATTATAGGCCTTTGGCTGACATTTGTCAAAAGGAGCCATATCTGAGTAAATTGAAAGGCAGGTTTGCCATTCGGGCTAACCTGAAAATTCGCTTAGAAGTGAACGCTCAGAAGTTTCAATCTGGGCGTTACATTTTGGCGTGGGTTCCTTCTGGAGGTGCCTATGGCAACGGTCACACTGAATATCTTCAGATGCATAGACATTGCTTGACACAGGTCACGCAATTACCCCACGTCGAATTAGACCTTTCTACACAAACCGAGGCCATTTTGGAAATTCCATATGTCAGCTTTACAACCGCCATGGGAATTGGTCAGAATGGTCTCATGGGGGACCCTGGTTGGGTGTTTTTGTATCCTTATGTCCCGCTTTTAGCGGGCTCTGGGAGTTCTACAGCCAGCTATAACTTGTGGTTTCAAATGACTAACGTTGAGCTTGTCAGTATTGCCCTTCCTCAGATGGGAACTACTGGTCAGCGCGAGTCGAAGGCGGCGAAGCTTGGAGCTTATTCAACAATTACTTCAAAGATAGGTAAAACTGCTGGGCAACTTGGGAAGATTCCCTTGTTGTCTACTTTTACTTCCCCCGCCCAATTTGTAGCTGAAACGCTAACGGGTGCTTTACAAATTTGGGGCCTTTCAAAGCCTCCAAATTTTGCTCCTATAAAGCGGGTGGAGAATGTTCCGTTTTCACACAATGCTTGTGCAAATGTTTCTGACCCCACTCAACCCCTCTCTCTTGACGTTAACAATGCTATGGGGATGATTCCGTCTGTTGGCGGATCCCTTGATGATGAGATGTCCATTAATTATCTGAAACAAATCTTCACGTATTTTAAGCGTGCTGATTGGAGTGTATCAGCTACGAATAGACAACTTTTCACTTCTTTCCCTGTAACACCCGTTGATGTCTATCAAACGACAACAGATTCTGGAGCGCTTATTCGCTCCCGCGCTCCCATCTCTTTCCTTGCGGACTTGTTCTTGCAATGGAGAGGAGGGCTCAAGTATAAGATGAAGTTTGTCAAAACCCAGTTTCATTCTGGCAGATTGCTTGTAGCGTTTTCGCCTTCAAACAATTATGACAGAACGACTCCACCAACCACCAGTGTTGATTTGTCTTCCTACACTCACAGGGAGATTATTGACATTAGAAATCTGACAGAGTACGAGTTTACTGTCCCTTACACGGCGATCACTCCCTGGCTTAATACCCGGCAGAGGCCCGATGTAATGGGATATGTTGACATTTTCGTGCTTGACTCTTTGGTTTTTCCTTCAACAGTTCCCAGCGTTGTTCCTGTTATCTTTGAGGTAGCAGGCGCTGAAGACTTGTCCTTCGCAGTTCCCGCTGCTGAGGACGATTGGGTGGTATATAGGCCAGCCACACTGCAATCGAAGATACCCTCATTGGGAGGCTCTTCTTTGCAGAGTGATGGTCTTAGAGAAGCTGCTTCTTGTGTGGGAGAAGTAGTCCTCTCTCTGAGGTCTCTAATTAAGAGACCTCAAGTTCTCACCTATTTTGGTGAGAACAAAGCAGCGTACTTCTTGTATCCTTACATTTTTGAAGTTGCTTCGGGTGATGGTACTGTAGTAAACCAGCCCTATATTGGCGGTAACAACTTGATGACACATATATCTTCTTTATATGCTTTATCAAGAGGTTCCATGAGCTTTCGTATGTTTTTTCCCCAGCTATCAGAACCTGAGTCTCCTGGTATTACAGGCAATAGTAACAACTTGGTAGGTGTCACTTTAGAAGAACCATGGTTCTCCTGGAACGGCACCTCGTATGACGAAGCTACGACTGCTTCAGTTCAATTTGCTTGGACTGATCATGCCACGACCCCAAATGAGTCTATCTCACAGAGCAGAGCTAGACCCTTCTTGACGGTGGTGGACAAGTTGGCAGGTGGTTCACAGTTTACTGTACCTCAATACTTTACTTCTCACTCACGACCAATGGCCTCGGCTTTGGTTACACCACAGTACTCTTCTCTTGACAAGCTATTGGGAACTTTTCCATCATGGCGAGTCAAGATTACTAAATCTGCAATCGTCACATCTGTGACTATCTTGCAGTATGGAGCTGATGACTACAGTCTCCATCGGTTTGTATCCGTTCCTCCCGTTATTGCGAGAGGATATACGTCGGCATGAAGTTTTACGGGCTTTCGATTGCCGAAAGTATAGTGTCTGGGCGCCCGCACAATTATTGTGATGCCTACACTAAGCTAACTCCGCGTCCCTTTACAGTTTGGAAACGCTGTTGCGGTAAAGAGTGTTAGTTCCACTCAGCTCCCCCCACTTGGGTGGGGGGACCTTTGTTTTTCCTTTGCAAAAT